GGTTGATTGTAGAATAGTTTTTTAGAATATTTTGAGTGGTTTCACTGAGTTTCATTAATTTTGTTCTCCAAAGTTGTATAGTAGTTCATAATTTTTTCTTTATTGTTATTCAAAAAATCTATCATATCAGGTTTACCGCGCCAAATGCTGAATCCATAGGTATCCTTAAATGCTGGGCCGCGTTTGATAGTTTCATCGTAAGTAGATGATTTAATTAAATTAGTTTCATGTTCTACTGCGGATGATTCTGAAAAATATCCCTTGTCATCAGAACATACCCAAATATCCCTTTCGATAGCTTTTGCTGGAATATGTTCCACATGAGTTTTCTTTCTAATGTTCATTGTCATTATCCTCTTCTCCATGAATTAAATCGTGATTGTATAGTGCTAGTATACCATAGTGAATTATCTTTGTCAAGTCTTTTCGGAAATCTTCCTGAGAGTTTCCTTTTTTACCATATCGTTGAGCGTACTTCGAAACATTCCCCAAACAGAAACCTTCACCATGACCATTGTCCATAATAACTTCTGTGGCCTGTAGTTTATTATTTGAATAGTGTTGGTCATATGTCGAATCGATGTACTGCCGGATTTCATCCAGCAGTTCACCTTCATTAAATTTATAGTCTACCATTATTCCTCCTAGAATGGTTCGTCATCATTATCTTCAACTACTGGCACAATTTCTTCATCACCAGAAATTTTTGCGAATAGGTCTACAAAAGAGGCCTTAGTCTCATCGTCAAAACGATTGGTACAAAGTTCAATCGCCTTAGAAACGTCATCGAAAATCGAATATGTCTCAACAATGTGGACTAGACGGCGAGTAGAAATGATTTCATCAATACCACCCTCTTCAAAAGTTTTCCGAATAGCACCGGACCACATAGTCAAATCTTCAACCATTTTCTTGTCATCAACCGAAACAGAACCTTTCAGAGATTCCAGATTATTGACAAGAATTTTTTTCTCAACAGTCTGGATAGGGTATTCCTGTTCGAAAGTAACTTTGAAGCGTTCTAGAAATGCCTCATTCAAAACATTCGTACCGATAAACCGCCCATCATCAGAACCTTTGCCTTTTGTATTTGCAGTGGCAATCACTGTAAATCCTGGCGCAGCCTCTACAAACCGATTATCTTTTTTGAGATAAACACCTTTGCCGTCAATGATAGATTGCAGACACATGATTTTATTTGACGCAAGGTCAACTTCATCTAGTATCAGAACTGCGCCACGTTCCATTGCATCGACAACAGGGCCTTTTGCAAAAACCACATTCCCATCGATCAAAGTCTTATCACCTAACAGGTCTGACTCATCGGTTTCAATAGTGATAGGAACCGTAATACATTCACGACCCAACTGGGCGCAAATCTGTTGAGAACCGTAGGTTTTGCCGTTACCAGACATACCAGTAATAAACACTGGAAAAAACATTTTCGATGAAATGATATTTCGCAGGTCTGCATAGAAACCAAACTTTACAAAGTTTTTGTCTTTAGCAGGAATTAAATTCTGCATATTAGATGCAACCTCAATTTTTGGTGCGGCAACCACTGCTGAAGCGACTGGCACAGGGGCTACAGGAGCAGTAGTCATAGGAATGACATTTGCACTACCTTGATAAATGGCAAGGTCATACGAACCATGTCCGGTACGGTATTCTGGGCGGGTTAACCACTGAGGATGTGATTGTCCATATGCCTTTGCGGCAGATTTGATATCTTTGTTGCGAACAACAGTACCAAATTCTTCTGTGAGTTTGGAAAGGAACTCCGTCTTGTTTGTTTTATTCCACATTATATAGTCTCCATCATTAGGAAAGTTTCACGAATCATTTTCTATACTAGTATATTACCATAATGGACGAGGGGAGTCAACCCCTCCGCCCCATTTATTTCACCAAATCGACAAATTTATTTAACATTTGACGACTCTGTTTTTTAGTCGATTGAAACTTGGAAAAGTTCCGAGCAATCTTTGCCTTTGTCATTGTTTCATCAACTTCCAGTTCTGTATCGACACTCTGAGTACGCTGATCGATGATATAGTATTCATCATATCCACATCCAAGAGCAGTGACAAAACCATTTTTACGAACATCTTTTTTCGCCTGATTTCTTTGAGTGCGACCATAATCAAATCCAAGAACACAATATTGTTGAATTGCATAAGACAGGTCGCGTGTAGTATCACAAACAAAGAAACCGACTGGTTTAGCATTATGCAATTCTTTGATTAGTCGAAGCATCATTTCTTGGCCTTTTTCTTTTCCATCATTTTTTCTCTGGTATCCACTTCTACCATTCCAGACAATATTTTTTCCAGTACGTTCATCATGAATAACAGTGGTCACACTTCGATATTCTGAAACTGTCCGATATGCTGTCCAAGATTTGTCATTATGGGTTCTGTGCCCGCCGTCAATATAACCAACACCATCTGCTGCATCTCCATCAGAGAGAACCAAGAATGACAATTTCTCAACATTATTTGCTTTCTGAAAGTTACCGATAACTTTATCAAGAAGCAAAAGAGATTTTACCATTGGAGTACCACCAAGTTGATTTTCATGTTTTGCAGCGCATCCAAAAAGAGAATATCGTGTAAGACTCCATGCCAACCAAATATAGTTATCACAAGCGCGATTAAATTCGGATGTTGACATCTTGTGAGTCAACACTTGACGCAATGAGGTCTCATGGTCTACGACAATTTTATTCACATTATCTTCGCAGATTTGATCATTATTCCGACGATTTACTTCATCACGAGCATCTTTTGGAGTAATATCAGTAAAATTGTAAACTTCAAAAGGAATATTTACTCGGCGAGCAAAAGTAGCAAGAGTAATAACTTGCACTACAGTTTTATATAACTGTTGAAACATAGAACCTGACCAATCAACCATCATAACCATACCGTGATTTTTACCATCAGGCAAAATCGACTTGCGTTGAAAAATGTCATCATTCAACTTATATGACCAGAGTTTACTAGCATTGATATTTCCAGATTTTGCAACAATCTGATTTGAATAGGCTTCAGCGGCCTTTTTCATTTCAAATTCTTTTACCAGATAGTTGATAGTTTTGTTGTTTTCCCGCAAGATTTTCTTATAAGGAGTCGCAAGTGACAAATCAGCATTTGGATTTGTGGTACGCCAATGAGATTTCATAGCATCAATAGAGGCGTGTACCTTTTTATGTGGAACAATATAATTCGAAACATCAAAGTCTGGAAGAGTGAGATAGTCGATATCATTTGCATCGGTATCATTTTTGAAAATCATGTTTTCTGTAGCTGAGTCATCTGTTACCGATTCGAACTCATCAACATTTTCACCACTTTCACCACCAGATCTTGCATCTGTTATCGCATTGGAATCTTCTCCGGTTTCACCTTCATCGCCTTCATCATCACCTACAGAACTATCGCCATCTTCATCACCAGAATTTTCTTCTGACTGTTGAGATTGGGATTTTGCATCATCTGACTTTTGATCACAATCACCATCAGTATCACCCTGTTGATCTTGGTCTTGATCAGAGTTTTCTTGATCGTCACTGTCACCAGATTCGTCATTGAATTCTTGAGACATACCTTGCATTTGGTCGTCACCGTCTTCAGTATTTTCATCGTCTGTTTTTTTCTCACTCACAAAATTGTAAATATCTTCAGACAGGTCTGCAACCTCTGCAAAAGTTTCTGTAGTTGCCATACGGTCTACAAAAGGTATTTCTTCATCTGAAAAGAGTTGGGCAGCCTCAAAATTGTTCATTGCAGTTTTGAAATAGATATTCAACCTATCAATAAACGCCATATCTGCGAGGTTTTTGTCACCAATTCCAAAGAAATCCTCATCAATCAATTCTTTATATGCACGAAAGAATGGTCCTTTCAGGCCTGGAAATTTACGTTTTACCGAGCGTTCGATACGGGCATCTTCGGTAACATTGATAAAAGGCATACAAGAGCGAGAAATTGCCTCTTGCAAAACTTCTGGGTCGCATGGTGTATCCAGAGCATGTCCTACTTCATGTCCCATAAAAAGGTCATACATATCATTAGACATCTCTTTCCAGATTGGAACAGTCAAAATACGAC